CAGCTTGTTTCTGGTACAAACTCAGGTGACTGGTTGTATGAATCTCTTGATAAGGATCAATGGACTTCACAACGTATACCTGAACTTATGGACCATGCAAGAGCTGTAGTTACAGGTCGGTTCAACAAGGCGACAGACCGGGATTGGCGTACGAAAGGCATCTTCACGATGTTCGGCCGCACACCAAACCGTCCTGTACACGCTGTTGCGATGTTCGAGAAGATGATCGGGGCCAAACTCAACTACGATTTGACCCGTGGCATTGGTAAAGATCCTGCCAACTCAAATATTGCCTGGATGTCACTCGACTCCATGCTTGAAAGGGCTGGTAATTCTATGTCCAACGTCGAAGCTACCGTACACGAAGACTTTAAGCGTTTTGACTCCTATGTGGGTCCTGAGCTGACAGCTGCCGTGTATAAAGGCTTCCAGCAGTCTGATTTCTTGAAGTCCCAACCAGAGAACCGTGAGATTATGGATTTCCTTATGGAAGATTTGACCACACCTACCTGGCTACGTATTGCTCCGCATTACAAAGCTAAGATGCGTGGATCGCTCTACTCAGGAACTCCAATCACACAGATCTTTGGGAGTATCATTCACATGTCTTACATTGAAATGTTGAGAGACGAGCACGGGTTTCCCGTGACCGACTACATGGTTCTGAGCGATGACGGTTTCTGTACCTTTGACGGTACTCAACAGGAAGCACAGAATTACGTAAACGACACTATGGTTCCTTTGGCCGCCGATATCGGTATGGTCTTGAATCCAAAGAAGAGTTACGTTGCCGACATTACAAGGAAGAAAGTGATGTACTCACGCGATGGCGAGAAGATCGTGCGACATGACGTTGGCCCGTTCCTTCAGAAATTCCCGCAGATCAATCCCGATCATTCCTTTGGGAATGTTCCAAGATTGATCCGCAGCCTTAAAGGCCGCGAGCGCGATTTCGAACGTGAATCTTATCAAATGTTGTTCCAACTATTGCCCAACATGAGGCGAACTGAACGGGGAGACCGTTCTCAGATCGCTCCATGGGTAACGGATTTCTGGCGTACGCTAGAAGTTCTTGCGCAGGTTCGCCCTGGATATCCACGTGTGCGTGAAATGATTCGTACTGTGACCAAGGTGTACCCTCAGTTCTGGGATAAGTTCAACAAACTAGTAGAGGCGGCTGAAGCTTCCGGAGACGTCCTATTTGACACGGCTACGGAACGTTCCGGTGGCTCTTCCGACAAGGGAACGACTCGCTGGCTCGTCGATTATCTCAAGCAGGTTCAGGACACGGGAACGTGGCCAACCCTGCCTGTTGATTAATTGTAGGGGCTGGACTTAATCTCCGTTGGTATTATTGCTGTAGGGAAGCGATACATACTATCACAGTAAGCACGCGTGGTTACCTAAACTCACATGGTCAAGCTAATTGAGGGCCTCGAAGCAGGTTCAGTTTTCTTGGGCATTAGCCCC